AGCAGCGGCGGGCAGATCAGCTGCAAAACCGCATCGATCGTCTTGAACAGGGATTGACACAAGCGGTTAACCCTGTTAACCCTGTCAAGCAGAGTGGCGGGAAGCCACAAGCGTCATCGTATGAATATGGCTCTCTCGACGATCAATATATAGAAGATATGATTGATTGGAAGGCAGAGCAGAAAACGACTGAAAAATTCGGCGAGGTTTCCCGCCGTCAAGAGGAGCAGGCAGCACAAGCTGCATCGGATGCACGTATCCGTGAAGTGCAAACCAGAGCCGACACCGTCATAGCTCAGGGCAATAAACTCTATGAAGACTTTGACGACATAGTCGTCGAAGCTGCTTATCGAGGTGATTGGCCATTGGAGCGAGCAACATTCGAGGCTATGGCCGAGAGTGAAAATGGTGCAGCAATTGCTTACGAGCTTGCCAACAACATTCCTGAAGCCATCAAGCTGGCTTCAATGACTGAGATTCAGCAAGCGCGATATGTTTTCAGGAGGGACGCCGAATTAAGCAAGGCACCGCCCAGGGTGACTAAAGCGTCAGCGCCTCCCGGAACTATATCAAAAGGGTCGTCGGGTAAATTCGCAACAGCCGGGGACACCGACGATTTAAATGCCTTTGAAAAAATGTACTTCGCAAAAAGATAGGAAAATCAAATGCCTTCAGTAACAGTTGACCAAGCAAAACTTGTCATGAACAGCTTTGCCGCCGTGTTCCAGAACAGCCTTGTGACGGCGGACGTCGCGACATGGAAACAGTACGACACTGAGATGGACGACAAAAACGGCCTTAAGGTATCCGAGCAGGTCGGCCCGCGCTATCAAGTGACGCAGACAGTCAACGGCGTCGCCGATTTGACAGCCGGAACACAGGACACCGTCTTTGGTTCTGAGCAATTTGTGGTAAATCGCGTTTTCGGCGCCTCTATGGGCTGGGGCGACTTCACCAGAATTCGTGACATTGGTTCAGCGCGCGAATCGACAGCTCTGGCCAATGCGGCAACCAATCTGGCTGAACAGATTGACGCATATGTGCTTCAGGGTTTGTGCTTGGCATCAAACAACTGGGTCGGCAATCCGCTGAACGATGTATCTGACTTTAACGACGTAGCGTCGGCCTATACGCGCCTGAAGGAAGAGGGCGTATCGGATAATGACCTTGGTTCCGTGTTGAACTGGTCAGACAAGCAAAAACTGGGCAATCAGATCGGTAAACTTCCAGCGCCGGACAGCGAAGCTGTGAAAGCCATCCGCAAAGGTTTCAGTGGCGAGCTTGGCGATATTCCGACGATGTTCACACAGCAATTGCCAGTGATCACTACAGGCACAAGAGCGGTAGGTGCAGGTACGGTCACAGGGGCAGCACAGAATACCAACTACCGGGCTGTTGCTGTGTCGCCCGCGCCGGGCCGCTACATGTCTCAAAATTTGATTGTCGGCTCTTTGGGAGCCAATGCGACCGTCAAACTCGGTGAAGTGTTTACGATTGCGGGTGTGTTTGCCTATGACAACCGCAAACAGGCAGCTTTTGGCCGCTTGCAACAGTTCACTGTGCTTGGTGACGTTACGGCTGATGGCGCTGGCGCTGCAACGCTTGCAGTCTTCCCGGCACTGATTGTGCCGGGTTCAGGCGCAGGCGGCGACATTGGCGTCAATACAGCGCACGCAACCGTAACAGCAGCTCCGGCCAACGGCGCACTGCTTACGTTTGTAGGCGCCGCCAGCACGGCCTATACGCCGCGCGTCATGGCTCAAAAGGAAGCTGTGATTATCTCGACGGCCCCGCTGATCATGCCTGCGACTGGCGAAGCAGCACGCAAGATGCTGTCTAAAGTGCCGATAAGCGTGCGGATGTGGAAAAACTCCACATTTGCCACAGGTGAGCACAATGTGCGGTTTGACGTTGCTTTGACGTTGAACGTGCGTGATCGTCGTCGTCTTTGCCGCTTCAACGGCGCATAAACGGGTTGTATTGGAGGTGGGGGAGCTTTAGGGTTCTCTCACCTCATCCAAAGGAGATGCGACCGTGGCAGTATCCACAATCAACTTGAATATCAGGCCGGAAGACGGCTGGGTGCTTGCGGCAACCAACCCATCAAGAGTCGTCATAAAGCCTTCCGTTATGCACCCTTGGCGTCTTGCAGTGTCGCTGGGCGTTCCATCAGGCACGTTGCGCGGCTTGGCTTTTGGCAACGACAGAACCGAGGCACGCCAGGCGTTTGAGCTTGTGCTGGGCGCGCCAATCGCAGGCGAGGTCTATATCCGCATCGATACCCCGACAAGCAGTATGCCTATCGACGCCAAGATGGAATTCGGCGTTTTCCGGGATCAGTAAAAGGAATTATATGACCTACCAACATGTGGAATGGCCAAAATACTACTATGGTCCAGATGGTGAGGCAGCTGTTTTCGCGAGCAAAGACGGCGTACCAAAAGGCTGGAACGACAAGCCTGTAGCCGAGCCTGTAGCCGAGCCTGTAGCCGAGCCTGTAGCCGAGCCTGTAGCAACTCCAGCTTCAAAAAAGAAACTGACGCTTAAGCCAGAGGCAGTTGAGGATTTTTAATGTTTGCAACCGAAGTCATCCGTCTGGCATACCGGGAGGCAGCGCTTAGGCCGATAGGCTTTACGCCGTCGCCTGAGGAGCTTGACGAAGGGCTGTATCGGTTGAATGCTCTTGTTTCCGGGTTATTCGGGGCGGAACTCGGGGAAGTTCTTACCGACTGGAGTGTCCCGATGAGCCAAAGGACTGCGCCAGAAAGCTCTAATAATGCGAGCTTGAGTTTTCCGGCTAACCTATCATCGTTTGACCAGCCAGGCAGACCATATGATTTTGGCAGGGACGTTAGCGCATATCCGCCCCAAAACGCACGGCTGATTGCACGGGTAACGTCTCCTTTCACTATTTGGCTCCCTCAATTCCCCGACGATGGAGCGCGTATGTCATGGGTTGATAATGGCAGCACCGCGCCTGTCACGTTGAACGGGAATGGCCGCAAGATTGAGGGTGCTTACACAGTTCAAGGATTGCCGGGAGGGCCGCCTGGGACGTGGTTTTATCGGGCTGATCAGGCAAACTGGCAATTGCTGGAAGCTATGACTTTGTTCAACTCAACGCCTTTGCCGCCGGAATTCGATGACCTGTTTGTAACAGGATTGGCGATCCGGCTGACTGCGCTTGATGAGGTTGCGCCAAAACCCGGAACGACCGAGGCCTACAGCCGCATATTGAAGCGCGCACAGCAACGCTATAAGCAGCGCGGCGCCGGCACCTATGGCGGGCAGAACCTGGTCAACAGCTATCAGTCGACCGACTATGAAGATGGCCGCCGGTGGTAATGCTCAAGCTGGCAGATTCTGACTGGCGGCGCGGCGTCGCGCAGGAAATGCCTTTGCCTGTTCGCAACAGATATTTTGAAAGCAACCCGACAAACGCACAGGAACAATCGGCGGTCATAGGGCGTCCGGGATTAAAGAAGCTGGCAACACTTGGTCAGGGGCCAATTCGCGCCATGTTCAGTCAGCCGGGCAGTTTTGACGACGATTTGTTTGTCGTGTCGGGCGAGGAATTATACCGGCTAAAGCGTAATATGTCGTTTTCAGTGATTGGCACAGGCGTGCTGGGGCGCTCCACAACGTCTGCAATCAGTATGACAGCCACAGCGCGGCTAGGCACGTTTCCAGAAATGCTGTTTATCGCGGCGGGGACTGAGTTATCGATCTATAGCGACAATTCCAACGCGTCGGCAACGCTATCCGTAACGGGTACTGTTCTTGCCGGTGCCACCGTGAAAATAGGCAGTTTCCATTATAGCTGGGTTGTGGCAGGCACGGTAAACGCAGGCACTCAAGATGGATCAGCCGCGTTTCCGTGGAAGATAAGCATCGGGACAGGTAACGCCGACGCCCTGCAAAATCTGGCACAGGCGCTGGACAATTCGGGCATCGCCGGAACGGCTTATGGCCTCGCTACTTTGCCTAACCCTCAAGCGACATATCGCTCCTACACGGCGACCACATTAACAGTGCAGGCAGTTGCGGCGGGTACGGTCGGCAATGGCGTTACTGTTTCTGTCATTTCAGTTTCGCCTTATTTAGTGTGGAGCGCTCCAACGCTGACCGGCGGCGGTGGCGCATCGTTCACACAAGTGGCCGTCCCGGACGATGTTGGCGTGCAGTTCGTTGCATTCATTGCAGGGTTCGTGATTATTGTTCCGGCCCAAGGCCAAGGGACAAACGGACTATTCTATTGGATCGAGCCCGAAGAGTCTATTATCAGGCCTCTCAACTTTGCTACAGCTGAAAGATCAGCCGATCCTATCCTTGGCCTTAAAGTGGTCGGAGATCAATTTTGGCTCATGGGGCCGGATTCGACTGAAAGCTGGTATCCGACGGGCGATGCCGATACGCCGTTTGCTAGAACACAAGGCCAGTCGTTCAATCGAGGTATCTGGGAAGGCACAGACGTGTCGATCCGGGATGCAATTATCGTTGTTGATCCTTCCGGCGTAGTGTATAACATTTCGGGCGGCGGACCTCAGAGAATTTCGGACAATTCAATCGAGGAGCGTGTTCGCAAGTCGATTGAGGCTCAGGTAAAACTCACTCTTGCTTTGTAAAAGGTACTTCCTATGGCACTGCTTCACTTGGACAACTTTAGTCA